TCCGCAGTTTGCATAGTTTTCCTTCCCAGTTAGCTGGATAAGACCTCTTCCCAAATACTTTGCAGCTTCTTCTTCGCTGGTGTTACCTAATCTGCCGTTGTAAACTTTACCAGCAATTTTGGCTGGTTGGCGAGCATACTGGTCAGCAATCTCTTTTGTAGGAAAACGGCTAGGCCAAGTCTTCATCAATCCTTCTGCGCTGTAATTCAAATTCTCTTGGAGCACTTTAAAGTTACCAGATTCATGAGCGCATTGTCCAATAAAGCAAGCCTGGCGTTGAGTGGTATTAATACCATATTTGGCAAAAGTATCCATTAATGGCTGATACCATTTATCAGCATCAATACCTAACGCTGTTATTTGTTCATTTGTCATCATCTGATCCTATTTTGATCCCTGTAATTAGACCAATAAATCCACCAACAATAGTTTGAAAAGCTGGTCCTATAATTTGAAACACTTTGTCTGTATCAAAATTAGGATCCCAAACTGCATAACCAAACATTAATAGCATAGATACAACAATAGCTACCAATGACCAAGCAGCAATAATCATTATGTGGTCTTTAGAATTCATTGCTTACTCTTCATGTCAATAATTTTTTCTAAGGTCCTTCCACCGAAATAGAAAGACATAATTAACATTCCCCATTGACCTAATAGTTCAACATAGGTTTTGTTTGTATCAATATCAAAAGCAGACATCATTGCAAAAGTAAAGTAACCTACTAAAATAGCAATTAACGTCATGGGACGTATATTTTTAGCCAGCCAACTATCAGATGCCATATCCGCTTGAGCACGTTTTGTTACTTCTTGGCTATCTGCCGTGTCTGCTGCTAAGTCTGCTAGGTGTCCTTGTTGTTGTAGTTCTACTAGCTTGGCTTGTGCTTCTGCTTTTGCAACTGGATCTGGAATAACTTTATCCAGGATTTTCATTCCTACGCCAATAATATCGTCTATGCCAAACATATTAATAATTTCCCATAATTAAAATTGCTGCAATAAACCAAATAAGTAATGATATAAAAATCCATATCCATCTTTCATCATTCATTTGATACCCCAAGTCAAATACCATGCAATTAATGCTGCTAATGCAAAACAATAAAATTGCACTCTACGAACTTCTTTTAAATCGTGCTGAAAAGCTTCATTAGCCTTGCGTTCCATGTTCTCAATGTCTAGCTTAATCTTTAATAATGCTTCCCATTCTTTAGCACCGTACTTCTTTACAAAGTCGATCTTTAGCTTTGCTTCCTGATCGCTAATTTGCTTCTTTTGTTGCCAATCTTCTAATGCTTTAATTAATGCTGTTTGCTTCTTATGCTCTGCTTCTTTAGCCGCTCGGCGTCTTTCTTGGGCCTTGCGCTGTGCTACATCTATTCCATCCTGCTGTATACCTTCAATACTTTTAGATAACCCTTTGCTTGCCTCTCGACTTGCATCAAGGCTTCCGCTAAGAGTCTTTACTCCTTCGGTGATTCCAAACGGATCTGCCATGATTCACTTTTATTCGACCTCGTTAATCGTTGCTGTTGATGTGTCTCTATCTAATGTTAAATATCCATAACAAACTACATTCCAATCCCCACCACTAGGGTCAATTTCGCTATAGGAAGGCACATTTAATTTAAAGTGTTTTAATAAATATTCTTTATCATTTTCAAATACACGCCAAACATGGTCAATAGTTCCACGACCTTCTATGCCTCGTGTTTTGTTAAAACGAATACGGTATTTGTTCATTAAATATATTTACCACCAGCCCAAGCATTAAAAAATACTGTCCCGTCTTCTAACGCTTCAATTTCGTGCCATTCATTAGCAACTAAACTTACAGGCTGGCTTAATGGAGTAAGAATATGCTCTTTACCTTCTTTGCGAACTATGCAAGAACCAGCACAACAAACAGTAGCATGAGAAAATAAATGGCTATGCTTAGATAAGCCTTCCCCTTTATTAACGTGCCAAATTGCTATTGATCCAGCATCATATTCAAAAGAATGAGTAGAAACTTTATCTATTGTCATTAAATCACCGTTGTACCAGTTGATGTAGGTTGATTTTGGGCTGCTCTAGCTGCTGCTTCTGCTGCTGCTGCTTGGTTTGCTGCAATTTGATTGTTATATACAGTTACGCAGTTATTAGCCCAATCAGGTAAAACATTAATAACTTCATTAGCTGGTTTTGTAAAATCAGAATTATCTTTAAATTCAATCCAACCAAGATTTACTTTCCATTGTAATGCGTGAACATTTGATGGAATTCCAGTAGTAGATAAATCTAATCCAGCCAAAGCCATGCCATCTACATAAACTGCATTATCTTCATTAATAATAGTTAAATTCATTTGTTACTCCCAATATATTTAGGCTCGTTGTCAATATTTGCTTTTGCTGTTTCCAATAATATTTTTTGTGATGCTTCATTAGCTTTAACCATTTCGTTTCTAAAACTTTCTACTGCTGCACCTGTATGTCTTTGTTGTTGACTATTTTCAATCATCATTACGGGCATCCAAGCTATTGCACATCCCCATTCGTTCATATCTGTGCCAGTTTGTGGATGCTTGCCTTTTACTTCAATAAACCATGAGCAATCCCATAGTTTACAAGGCTCAAACCCATTTAAAGGGCAGTTTGATTTAGATTCTAGTTTCACTATTTTCCTTTTAGTTTTTAGTTGCAATAATATGGTCTACATATTGAACTGCTAATGTAACTGCTGAAGATGATGCTGAACCTGAAATAGAGTGGGTATGTGAACCACCGCCACCAGTATTATTAGTACTTGCTGTAGCAGCAGAACCAGATTGATAATTATATTGAATACCAGTGGGTGGACCGCCACCACAGTACTGCCAAACAGGAACACCATGACTATGACTAGGCATTTGTGCAGTAGAAATCGTAGTTGCTCCAGCACTTAAACCTGATACGTTAATAGTTGGTGTTTGGTTTGCAAAACAAGTGCTAAATGAAGATGATCCACCAGTAGAAGCTGTTCCATTAACAATACGAATAGCATAATCATTATATGTAGTAGATTTAGTCCAACCAGTAGGTGCAGCAGTTTGTTGAAATAACATTGCTGTACCAGTTGGAAAAACTACCGTTGTCATGGTAGTTGAATCACTAAAAGTTAAGGTTGTTCCCGAAGTTGTAATTGTCATGTATTGCTCCTAAATTAAGGTGTACCGCCAGAACTTACAGTACCAAGCACTATTAAGTTACCAGAAGAATCTAATGATGCTACGTTTGAACCATTGTAATTAAAATAAAGTTGTGTTCCAGTAGGTGTTACATTCCAACCGCCAGTATTAGCAATAGAAGTTGCTACTGAAAGATTTACTTGGACCATTGCACTACCTGTGCAATAAGCAAAAATTGTTTGACCGTTTGGAATAGTTAAAGCAGACCCGCCAACAGGTTTAAAATAAGCTATAGCGCTAGAATTAAGGCTATTAGTAATTACATATAACTTTTGAACTGCTGGGCAAATAACACTATAACTAGCATTTTGATTACCAGTAATAACAACTACAGCATTCCTGGCTTCATCTGATGTACCGTTGTAATTTGATAAAGTGTAGTCAGCATTAGCCATTGTTATGGTTGTTTGACCAACAATAGCTTGCTCTAACAACGTGCCTAAGTTATTATTGGTCGTGGTTCCCCAAACACCTGATTGATCTCCGTTGCCGATAAGTTCTAGCTTTAAACTAGTCGAGTATGTTGATGACATATTATTCCTTATTGACTATTATTAATAGGTATCCATGTTATGGTTTGGTTATCGTTAATGATAAACCAACCACCACCTAATGGACTATCAATAACAGTAACTACTTCATTAATAGATGAAACAAAAGAAGCTATTACTGATGGTAAATCAGCACTATTGATGTTTTCAGATGCAGAACTTATAAAAGCTGCAACAACTGTTTTATTATCCACAATGGTTGAATTTTCGACAACTGAAACATTCCAGCCACCAATTTGACTATTAGCTATTGTGCTTCCTTCAGTTACCGATACTATATAAGTAGGCAATCCCAATGGACTATCTGATATTGAAGATATTGCTTCTAGAATACTAACTGGATATGATGCTGCTTGAATTGATACATCAGTAAAACTAGAAATATTTTCTACAACAGCAAATACAAAAGTACCAAATCCAGTAGAATAATCAGCCAATCCAGTATTTTCTGTAATTGCTACATTCCAACCACCAATTACAGCATCATTTAATGTATTTGATTCAGATATAGCACTTATAAAATTAGCAATAACAGTTGGTATATCTGAAGAGTTAATAGATTCAGAAACAGATCCTACAAAATTTCCTGCTGCTGCATTAACATCATTAGATGTTAAATTTTCTGTAATTGATGCTAATCCAGTATAAGAAGGAATATCTGCCATTGCAGAAATGACTTCAGTAATAACGGTAATAAATGTTGCAACTACAACTTCGCTATCTGTTTCAGTAATAATATTTTCTGAAACAGAAGCAGCATATACAGTTCCAATTGCTGCATAAGGAGACTGTGAATATGGGCTTAATCCGTACATTATTTAGCCTTTAGCAATTCAATTTCTAACCGCAATTTTTTTACTTCTTTAGCTAGTTCAATAGCAGCTACCAAAGCAGCGTTACCATAAGATACGGAAAGCATACCTTTATCATCAGCATTTACAGCTTCTGGTAATACTTCCATTAAAGATTGAGCAGTTACACCAACTTCACGCCATTCTTTACCAATACGGCTATAAGAACCATGTTTAACTTCAGATAAATCATCAAGAAATGTATCAGGCAAATCACGCCAATTTTCTTTTAATCGTTCATCTGATGAAGAAACTACTGATACTGCAGTTAAAGCACCAGTAGAAGCATTATAAGAAACAGCGTTAGTTACAGATACTGAAGCAATTGTTTGTGTTCCAGAAGTAGCAGATGATCCAACAAGATAATATGTGGCATTTGTAGTTGTTGGTGTTACGGTAGCTCCAGCAGAAACTGTAGTCCAAGTAGGAGCTGCTGCACTTCCAGCACTTGTTAAAACTTGACCTGATGTTCCGTAACCAGTTGTTCCGCTTAATGCTGGAGTTGTACCTAAGTTTGTAGATAGTCCAATAGCTCCTGAAGCATTGATTACATGAGCTGATTGACCTGTAGTTCCCCAAGCCATGTAATATTTATATCCATTTCCAGAGCCAAAAGTAATATCTCCATCATGGCCTGAAAAATAAACGCCATTGTTAATACTAAAAAAATCAGCAGGAGTAGAAGCACTAAACACGGATGAGTTCATACCAAACTCTCCGTAATACGAAGAGTCTGTTCCTAGGTCATTGGAAAGCACATAGTTTGTAGATGCGCCAGCCGTGCCTGATTTGTTTTGTAAAAGCGTTTGTAAATAACTTCCAGATACTGATGCACCTGAAACAAATGGGCTATTTGAGGCATTAAATGACAAAACAGGAGTTGTACTTGTATATGAGTTTGTTGCTAATTGTGGAACAGTTGCAGTTCCTAATGAGTCTTGATATACAGACTTAGAAGCTGTGTAGTCTATCCAAACTGTAACTGTTCCAGAAAAAGTAACCGCTGTATTAGAGTTACTTGATTGAAGAACAGTAGTTCGAGTTAAAACTGTCCCAGAACTTGCATAAGTTCCAAGACCAGTTTCCCAGTTAGTACCATCCGTTGCAGAGTAATAAGTAGTATTAGTATTACCTACTACGGCAAAAGATTGGTAGCCAGTTACTGTTCCACTTAAGGAAAAGCTTACAGTTGTATTGGCTGTACCAGTTTGTAATACTCTGTCATAAACGACTAAAGCCATAATTGGCTCCTAAATTAAGACGTTGCTGTGGTCGTATAAGTAACTGCTAAAGAATCACCGTTGGCAACAATTTTGCTACCGCCAGTAAAGCTTCCTGCACTATACAAAATACCAGTTGTTGTATCTTTGGTAGCTGAAGCAGTTGCACCAGAGTTAATAAAACAACCAAAAACAGTACCACCGCTAGTCATTGAAAATGTCAATGCAGAAGCAGTTTTTGTAGTAATGTTAGTTGGTGTTGTACCACCGCTAGTAGCAGCTGACCATGATGGAGCTTGACGGTTTCCTGTATATGCAGGAGCATTAGATCCACCTACTTCAATCCAACCAGTATGGGAAGAAATAGTATCTGAAGCTACATAAACAACAGTAGAAGAGGAGCTACCTACTAAACCAAGGTAGTTAGCACCAGATGATGTACCACCACCAGTACTAGTTGCGCCAAAATAGTAATCAAACAATGCTTGTTTACCTACAGCTGTAACTAAGTTAGGAGCAATATCTTCCCATTTTAGATTACCATCTTTGTCATAGCATTTGACATAATAATGGCCTTGGATCCCTAAAGATTCTTGACCATCGCCAGCACGGGTAACGGAAGCAACGCTGCTGTCACCAAAATTTGATAATTCATTACTCATATAAACTCCTTAACTAATAGTTAGTACAGCGGTTGTTGATGTTGCTGTTGGGAAGGTAACGGTAAAACTTGATGTACAAGTAATATCATTGCCAAAATTTAAAACAAAAATAGAAGCATTAGTTGTACTATTGTAAATTAATGCACCCCTGGCAGTAAAGCTAACTCCTGTCCAAGCTGCATTATTAAACGATATCCAGCCAATATTATTAAGCGTATCTCCAGTAGGAGGGTTTGAAATAGTTAATGCTAAACCTCCAGCTGTATATCCAGACGATACAACTTCATTGCTGCTGGTATAAGCTGTGGTTGTATTATTTAATGTAGCCAAGCCTGTATAAAGCGCAATTTTGTATGTATATGGGGACGTAAGAGTAAAGTTTTCTAACCCACTTAATAAATTGGTTTTAAAGGTTGTTGTCTGGGTTTGAACGATAGCCATTATGAACGTCTTCCGCTAACGTCTAACTTAGTCTGACCATCACGATAAGCATCACCACGCTCAAGACCATCGCCAAGGCGTTTAGCTAAATCAAGAGCTTCTGCGTACTTATCTTCGTAATATTTAACCAAATCAGCTTCGCCCTTCATAAACAGCATAGCTTCACGCATAGATCCGTACAAAAGTACTGGGTCAAAATTATCACCTAACCAACTTGTGCCAGTAGAGTTATTAACAGTAAGTACGCTAATGGAAAACCCTGATCCTGAGTTTCCAAGATAAGAGTTTGATACGCTTAATGTGTCACCCGACACATAAAATTGTCCACCGCTATTAATAGTAACGCCTGATATTGTTTGATTAGAAACAGTAAATGTAGCAGTTGCACCAGAACCTGATCCGCCTGTTAATGGTACGTTTTCGTATGTACCATTGGTATATAAAGATCCTGCGCTATAAGATGTATTAAGCGTTGCAATAATGCCTTGAACAATTGATGGTGGGTAAAAGAAATAATGTAATTCAGCTGTATAGTTTGAATCTGGAGTAGGTCCAAGAATAGCTGTTAATTCATTAGGTTGTGCTGTTTGCGGACCAAAAATTGCATAATATTTTGGCAAACCATAATATGCAGATCCTTGATTAGGATATGCTTCACGAATAAAGTTAACGTCTTTATTAAGCAAATAAGTGTAATTGCCAGATCCATCAACAACTGCTATTGAATACGTTGATAGCCAATCAAGCGGTAAAGATAAATATTTATTGCCAGAAGTAACTGATCCCGTTACATTTTTACGAATAGATGGAAAATTAATCGTATTAAAAATACGTTCTTCCGCTTGTTGTACAAACGTAGGAATGTTAGCAACGAATAAGGCTTCCGTATTTTCGGAATAATCTTGTATCGCTTGATATAACTGGACGTAATTCATTAGGCCATTGGTCCTCTAGACTTAATACCTTTAATAGCAGCTCCATGACCACGCATAACAATGCCTTCAGTTTTTTCTCTGCCAATACCATAAGCTACGCCATTAGATAATGGATCTGTAATACTTGCATCCTGAGCAGATCTAGTTCTGCTTAATATGCCAGATTTCATTGGAGCTTCACCAGCAGCTACGCTTTCGCCATTCTTGGCATACATTTCAGCTGGGCCATTATCACGGTTAGCACCTACATGAATAGATGGACTATTCTTTTTAGTAGGTTTTACATTTTTTGCGGTTGCCATATTAACGACCTCTTTGGTTATTAGCACGAGCCATGTTACGACCAACAGCTTTCAAAGCTTTGCCAGTTACACCACCCTTTTTAAGGGATATTTTTGTGCCTTTGCCACCTTTGTGCTCTTGAGCATCATGCTCTTTAAAAGCTTTTTTAATCATAGC